TCAATACAACTTGACAAAGAACCAACGTAGCGTTTATAATAACTTATGTCCCAAATGTAATGGGTCAATGAGACTTGACGAGGATGAATTATCCTGTATAATGTGTGGTAAGGTACTTTACTTAGAGTATAGAAAGTTGAGAATAGATGACAATACCAGAACAAGCGAAACCGAAGATCATCAAGATGCGTCGAGCGGGGATGGGATGGACAGCCCTGAGAAACTGGCTGGAAGAACAGTACGGAATCGACGTACACCGCAGTACAATTCAACGATGGTACGACCGGGAGGGTTATTCAGGAATTGATTATGATCAGGTGTCGTATGCTGCCGCCAAGCAAATGGCGGACACTATCGCTCCTGAGCCTATTGATCCTTTAGAAGACCCAGACTTTTGGGTAGAGGAAAAAGTCAAGCAGGATAAGAAAGTCGCAACTCATAAAGCTGAAGCTGCTTATTACAAGAAGTTGTATGAGAGTTCAATAAAAGATAGTAGTAAGAAAGAACTTATTATTGATGCGATACGAGATAATACTTCTGCTATCCCTAAAGTAACACGGATTAATCACAAGACTACATCTCGTGACACACGACGCAGAGGGACAAAACCTCAAACAATGGTAGCCCCACTGACAGATACGCACGTAGGAGATCGGGTTACGTTCGACCAAACTACTGGTATCAATGAATACAACGTAGATATCTTTAATAAACGATTGTATGGATGGACGGAACAAATTATACTACTTGCTAATTATCGACGTAACATTGCGGACGTAGATGAGTTAGTAATCCCTATGTTAGGAGACATGGTTAGCGGGGACATCCATGAGGAGTTAGCCCGAACTAACATCGGTAACTGCATGGAGCAGATGATGAATGGTGCATTCCTTATTAGTCAAGCACTTATGACGTTATCGCAACACTTCCATAAGATTAGAGTGGCGGGAGTTGTGGGTAACCACGGGCGTATGACTCGAAAGATTCCATCTAAAGACAAGTATATGGATTGGGATTACATGTTATACCAATGGATAGCTGCGTTCTGTGTACAGCAAACGAATATTGAATTCCATATCCCAAAGAATTTCAGTACGATTATTGAGATAGCTAATCGTAACGTTCTCATTATGCATGGTGACTCTATTTCAGGTGGGGGGTCATCAGCTAGTTTCACTCGTATGGTAGGACAAATGCGTGGGCTGCAACAACAGAATCAATCATGGGGTGATGTGCAACGATTTGATGACATCATGATAGGTCACTTCCATCGTATTGATGAATATGATATCGGTACAGGAGCAATGTATATCTGTGGAACCATGAAAGGTTCAGACGAATTTACTACTAATAGACTCCATGTAAGTACACCACCGAAGCATTTGATTACTTACTGGCATCCAGACCACGGTAATATCGGTAAAGAGATCATACGCTTAGATAAATTTGATAGAGGAACGGGTATGTTTCACGCATGTATCCCTCCAGTTTGGAGCCAGAACATAGTATAATGAAGTACTATGACTGCTTCTTATTCTAATCTAACGGACGCACTAACAGAATACGTAAAAACTCTTGGGAAAAAGGTTTATGACCGATCCCAAGAATTAGTGCCGGTTAAGTCTGGTAGGTTAAAAAAATCAGGCAGCTATTCTTTTGAGGGTGGTGGGGCAACGGTGCGCTACAAGACCCCGTATGCATACAGGATAAATGCGGGATTTACTGTTGGCGGTGGTGGTGGAGTATCAAACCCGTCTGCTACGTACACTGTTCGTCAGCACCAACGGCGGGTGCCGAGAGGGTCAACTATCATTAGAGAACATGAAAAGAGGGTTGGGGAACGTAAACCGCAACAGTCAAAACGCAAGGGCTTTTTAACAAGGGCTAAGGAAGACATCGTATTTAATAAAAAGGGTTTGGAACGAGCGTGGGCAGAGGCACATGGAGGCCCCTACCCTTCAATCCAAGCCCCTAGAATTGTATAAGATAAGGAGAGTAATATGCCAGTAGATTTAACAAGAGTAAGTAAAGAGCAGGAATTTGTAATGCAGAGGCACTCACGGATGGTCGGGAAGATTCTAGACCTAATCGAAGCCTCGCTACCCGAAGGAACTCAGTGTGAAAAGCTAAAAAAGCTTCTCCAAGTTCCTATGTACGACTACAGAAATGAAATCCTCCACGTTATTGAAAAGGGCATTCCTTCTTTAAATGAAAAAGAAATGTAATTTTAGCGATTTTCGTAGGTTTTTTATACAAGTATAGTATAATAAAATGTTAGAACAAACGTACTAACGTCGTATTTTCGTGTGGTCGGGGGTGGCTTAGACCAACCATACGTATTTTAATATTGAACTGGAATGGATTACAGGAGGAATACCTTATGGCTGACGAAATGGAACGCATTGAGAAAGCTCTAGAGGGCAATGGCCTCGCTCTATCTGCGGTCGCAGAAGTACTCCACAAAATGGATACCCGACTTGCGAAGGCAGAAGAGGATGAGGACAAGAAACGAGAAGAAGAAGAGATCGAGGATGCCGCTGTTGAAAAAGCCGCCCTTGTAAAAGAACTAGCAACTGAAGTTGCTAATATGCTAAAGGCCGATCAGGGTATGGATGTTGACGGTAAAGAACGCAAAGCTAAAACCACTGGTGGAAGCGCATCCAATGCTGATGATTCTGAATCCGCTGCGAATATCAATACAAAGATAGAAACGCAGCAGAACACGATTCAGGCTATGCGAAAAGAAGGCGATGAAGCAGAGGAAGAAGACGATAAAGATATCGAAGAGTCTTATTCAAAAGATGATAAAGACGAGGACGATAAAGATAAGTATCCAGTAGCGGAAAAAGCTGCTGACGCTGAAGAAGAAGATGAAGACGAGATAAAGTCTATGCAGAAGGAACTTGATTCCCTACGCAAGCAACTTGCTACCCTTGAAGGTGGGATGGAAAAGGCTATTGAAAAAGAGTCAGAAAACCGTCTACGCAAGATGGGCTTCCGAGAAGAGACTGGATTGGTCGCACCGCAACAGATCACACACCCGCTTGGAACTGATGGCACTACCCCAATTGTGAAATCAGACAACCCAGTCGAGGCTGTAGATCAACTCACTAACCTTTCATATGGAGAGCTTCGTAGGCTCCAAATGCAGATACAGGCTGGTGACACCGACGGAGTTCCAAGAGAACTTCTTAACTAATTACTATTAAAGAAACAGGAGATTGAACGATGGCTAATCCTTCATTAAGTGAATATCTTGCTCAGTCCCAACGGGGTCTATACAACTCCGTTTTCGGCCCAGAGTATCTGCAAAAGCAGACATACTTCACGGTCGATAGTGCTACAGGCATATTCAACACTACCTATGGTAGAAAAGTATGGCAAGCATTGAACAACCAAACCCGTTTCTTCAACGCTATCCCCAGAACTGTCTGGGGTAGTACGGCTGGTTGGCGTATCAGATCGGCTAGGTACCGGGATAACACCCGCTCCAAGCCCATTACTGAAACTGGTAGCCTTCCAACCGTAGACGTTTCCAAGATCGAAACGGTCTCTAGCTTGCCTAGGATCGTTTCAACTACGTTCGGTGCATCTGTGAAGTCAGTCTTCACGGCGCAACTTGAAGGTGGTATTGGTGATGTTCTTGCGATGGAGAACGAGAATGCACAGCTTGACCACGTAAAAGAAATCAACGAGGAACTGACCGCTGGTTCTTCATACCTTGTCTCTGGTGGTAGCGGAACCACATTTCAGGTTCCAACCGCCGTTTCTCATCACTACAAAATTGGTGATGCAGTTTCGACAAACGATGGCGGCGCAGAAGGTCGAACTTCTGGTACAGCAGTTGAATCAATTAGTACGTCCGGGGGTACCGCAACTGTAACCGTTGCCACTGGTACTGGATTTGCAGATGGTGACACAGCCGACATTTACAGTCGTGCTGGTTTTACCTCAATTGAAGACATCGTACAGGAAGATGGTGTCGTTACTGGTGGCGCTTCTGGTGGCGCAAAGGTTCGTGCATACGACCTTACGTTCTCAGGTCGTGTCGCAGGTACTTGGAATGCAGCCGCTCATGTATCGGCTAACTCAGGTGTCTCTCGTGATCTATCATTGAACTTGGTAGATAACTGTATCCAGAACATCCGTACTAACGGTGGTGAGCCAAAGCTTATCCTCCTTGGTCACGATCAGTACTTCAAGCTTGAGCGTCTTTTGAACTCTCAGCAGAGGTACATGGGACAGGAAGAGTATCAGGTTGGTGTTGGTTCGGAACGAACGTTCCCCGGCACACGAACTGGACTAGTCCTAGCAACTTATCAAGGCATCCCGATTCTTCCGGATGCAGACATTGCTAAGTCTGTCTCAACCGCCGATGCGGTTCTTGGTTCTAACGTCCTTGTTTTGGACACTGACTACCTTGAAATCGCTGTAGCCCAGCCTACTCAGTATGTAGAAAACCGTGACTACTTCGCAGCTAATGCGCTAGTGGTTCGTGGTCTGCTCTACACGATGGGTGAGCTTCGCTGCAAGAACTTCTTTACGCAAGCTAAGATCACTGACCTTAGTTCCTAAAGAATAATAGGGGGGCGGCTTTCTGAGCCGCCCCCATCTTTCGATAAATGAATGTAAAGTAATGTAATGGTGAATAATGAGAAGTGTGTATACAGGTGGCGTGTTGCAAAGTCTGGATGTTCAGACTAAAAGAATGGTTGGAGAAGTGATGAACCTTATGGAAGCATC